CCTCTATACATTTCTGTTCAAATAGATGGAAGAGAAATAGCTAGAGCAGTTAAACAACAGATAGATCAAGGGTATAGGTTAGTAGCATGAGCATGAGTTTTATTTACTACAATTATTGTGATCTAGAAAGCACCACACTAACAGCATCTACTGAGAATGCATTCTTTCCAGTAGAAAATATACAAGACGTAAGAACTTCTAAGGTGTTTAGATCTACCGCAAATACTGCAACTGTTGTTTTCGATCTAGGAGCAGCAAGTGATATAAATACATTTGCTTGTGTTCCACATTTTGAAAATGGATTTGGTTTCACTGGTAACTTAACCTTAGAAGCTAACGCATCAAACACTTGGGGTTCACCTGCTTTCAGTGTAACCATAACAGATGGTACAGACATTGATAGCACTCACGCGGTTGCATACAAAGAGTTTACTGCTACTCAGTCTTATAGATACTGGAGACTATCAGCAAGTGGGACATCTTATGTAGAGCTATCTAGGATATATTTAGGACTACGAAATACAATTAACGATAGATCTATAAACTATGGTTGGAAGTACGATCTTGATGATAGATCTAAGATAAAAGAAAATAGATATGGTCAGAAGTTTTCTGATTTAATAAATAGAAGAAAAGGATTTAATTTCCAATTCTCAAATCTAGATAAAACTGCTGTTGATGAATGGTTTAAACTACATGACTATAATGGAATCACAATACCGTTTTTCATGAAGATAGGTTGCGAAGGTATTTTAAATGATCTGGATAGATTCTCAGGTCAGGTATACCTTGATAAGGTTCCTTCTATAACTAATAAATTTTATGCATTATATGACTTAGATGTCTCTACAACAGAGGCACTATGACAAAGCTAGTAGTTCAAGAATTGTTAACCTATTTAACTCAAGAGGTAACACTAACTTTGAACTCACGTAAAACAATTGATTGTATACGGCCGTATCTATATGTGCATAATAACCCTTCTGGGACGTTTACTTTTGAAGTAATAAACGGTGCAACTACTCTGGCAACTGCTAGTTTTACAGCTTCTAGTTTATACACAGCATTGAGCACAACTGACTTATATGCTCACTTATTTTACAAACCAACATTTGATAAAAATATTATATTAAACAATGGAACTTATACTTTAAAACTTAGTCATTCTGGCTATACTTATAGTGACAGTTCATTTATTGGTTGGATTCAGATGCATGATGACCAGATTAATGATTTTACTTATGCCAATACATTAGACAATAAATTGCCACTTAGTTTTGAAATATATGAGAAGAGGTTAGCATGACAAGAGTAGTAGATATAGCAGATGGCTTCACGAGCGCGACAGAGCCAACAGTATCAATGGGAAGTACAAATCTTTTAGAGAACTTTGCCAATGATGCGGCTTTTGTTTCAGCAAACGGAACAGCTCAAAAAGGTGATATATATTTCAACACTACATCAAATGTCCCAAAATATTTTAATGGAACTACATGGGAAAATATTGCTGATAACGATACAATTGCAGACCATATAAGTGACACAACTGACGCACATGCTGGCACAGCTATAACAAATACACCTAGTGGAAATCTTGCTGCTACAACTGTTCAGGGCGCATTAAATGAACTTCAATCAGATGTTGATTCAAGAGCATTGGCCTCTGATTTAACAACACATATTTCAGATACAACTACTCACGGCACTACAGGTGATATTGTAGGCACTACTGATACTCAAACATTATCAGCTAAAACATTTGGTGATGCTGTTACAATGACACAAGTTAGTACACCAAGTAATCCAAGTGCATCTAAAAATAAATTATATTTTAAGTCAGATGATAAATTATATAAGCTAACAAGTGGTGGAGTTGAATCAGAAGTCGCTGGTTCAAGTTCAACTGAAAGAATTGCAATAATAAAAAGATTATCTGGTTCTGCTACAACTGTAAGCAATACAGCATCAACTGCTACAACAGCACCACTAACTACACTTACAGAATATGGAACAAGTTTTCTATCAATTGGATCAAATCAAATAACAATAGAGTCTGGAACATATGAAATACTATGGAACATAGTTGTTACATCTTCGATATCGTCATATACCTCAACGACTTCCGGATTATATAACACAACAGATACTGCATACATCGAATATGGATCACCTCTATACCAAGATAATAACTCTACACAACTCACTTCATGCCCTACTATTGGGTATGGTGTTTTTACAATCGGAGCATCAAAAGTATTGGAGTTAAGACAATTAACATACGCTACAAGTAGTGGGACAACACAGATACCGGCCGGAACATCTACAGGCAGTCCAGTTAATATTAGAATAAGAAAACTCGCATAAGGATTTATATGAGAAAAACAGAGAAAGAAATAATTGATTTATATAATTCCATAGATGATATAAATATAGCATCAAGAGAGATTGGGGATAACTACCCTAATGCAGCACTGTATTTAAAAGAAGCATTAGAATCAGGTGATGACTCAAGACTTGTTATGTTAAAGTCTGTTGATCTAACAAAAAAACAACAAAGAGTTTTAGAAGAGAAGCAACAAAAAATAGAGTATTTACTTGGTAGAATAGACTTCACATTATTAACAAGTGATGACTTAAGTAATAACAGTGTTCAAGAATATATACAAAAACAAAATGAACTTATACTAGAATTAAGAGATTTAATTAAATGACATATGAAACAGAGTCACAGAAAATTCGATCTAAGAAAGCAGTTCTTGTAACAATAGAACCTACAAAAAGGTTACAAGTGTGGACTGTTCATTCTGGAAGTATTTACTACAAAGACGTTGATTATTATGTTGTTAGTGTAAAAGAAGGATCTACAAGTTTAACTAGTGTTGCTTCAGTTGGATCAGTAATAGCTGGCACTTATTTCTTTGATGAAACAACTAAAAGGCTTTATGTTAGAACGTCTGGAAGTGTTGATCCAAGTACATTATTTTTAACTGTTAAATTTAAATTATTCTTTTCTAATTATCCTTGCATACTTCCACATGATTTAGATACTGGATTTGAAGTTGAGTTTGACTCAAGATTAAACTCAATAGGTTCAATAACTCAAGAGGTTGATACTCAAGAGTTATTTGGTATTTCACTAGAAGGAAGATCGACAATATCATTTATAAATAATGACGGATTCTTTGATGAAATATATGACACATTGATATGGGAAAATGCTTTAGTTTCTATATACTCATGGTTTCCAAATACACCAATCACAGAGAGTAAGGTTTTATTCTTTGGTTATGTTAAGTCTAAGAAATACTCATCTGATACTGTGACATTTTCATCAGGTGATTTTATTTCAAAGCTAAATGACTTTGTTAAAAATGGAGAGTTTTCTGAATCAGATGGGACACTAGATGATTCAATGCTTGGTAAGCCAAAGCCAAGAATTTACGGAAGAGTTGAAGGTAAGAAATTAATAGGAACAGATAAAATATTAGATGGGTTTACAGGGCAAGGAACAATAACTGGTTCAATAGATACAGATGAGTTATCTGGAGTTGGAACATTCTTTTTAACTGAGTGCTCACCTGGAGATAAAATAAAACTTACTGTTGGTTTAGATGAATATGATTACGATATAAAAGAAATTGGATCAGACACATATATGATTCTTTCGTCTAATCTAGATTCAAATTTCAGTGCATCAACATATAGAATTGAACCTGGCACGGGTTACTACGGCAAGAATAGAACATGGTATATTGCTGGCCATAAGCTTCGTGAACCCTCTCCACTTGTAGTTTCAATAATAGACTTAAATAGATACGAGCTAAATTCAACTGAAGATTTATTTATTAATGATCTTATAGAAATTAATAATACTTTATTTAGAATAAAAAGAGTATTTGGTAATTCAATTACTTTATATTCTTCGGTTCAAACAACTGTAAACATAGGTGACACATTTAGAAAATCACCTATAAACACACTTCAATATATTGGTAATAATGGTGTTTATTCTTTAGTTGAAGGAAGGGATTTTACAGTAACTAACACAACTACGGATTGCTACATTACATTGGAAAACGAAGCAGAGTTTAATGTTATAGCTCCAAAGAAAATTGCTGCCGCTGTTACTTTTGTAAATGGTGATGTTGATGTAACGTCAACTACTAACCTACTTCCATTTATTAAAACAAGAGACTATATACAAAGTGATTCAATAACTCATACCACATATTATGAGGTACTTTCTATAGCAGAGGATGGATTATCCTTAGTGTTAAGAGATACATATGCAGGTACAAACGTAACTACAACTAGTTTAAGTTATAAGAACATGGATGTAATTCATGATGATACAACTGTATTTGCAAATTGTTATGGTTATGAAAATGGATCTGGAGAATGGATCAAAACCGCAAGTGACGCTGTAAAACATTTGCTATTGAATGACACCGATTTGGTTACATTAAATACGGCTTCATTTATTGAAGCTGATACTGTTAGTGATCAGATAATCTCTTACTCTATTCCATTTGATTCAACATCATTTGTAAAAATAAGAGATGCAATAAATGCTATTAATAAATCAGTATTTGGTAACTTATATAGTTCATCTGAATACCTTCCCAGCTACTCAATATTTGAAGCCAATAAGGGCGATGACACACAAAGACTTGAGACTGATGATATCTATAGCTTCTCTGTTGATTCTAAGTCAGAAATAATAAACACAGTAAGAGCGAATTATAGGCACTTTGAAACGGACTCAACTGGTGAAAGTGGTTCAACTTCTATATCTATAGAGTCTGACTTTGTAAATAACTTAACAGGTATTCAGAAAGAAGAAGAGTTTGATATATATTTATATGATGATACTAATGCTGATACGATAGCTAGAAGATTTGGATTTATCTATTCACTAAGTCAGTCTGTAGTAAGTGTTCAATCTGATTTAAGGCTATCAATAAAGTCTTTAAATGATAAAATGTGGATTAATTTAGACAGGCTTTACAAAAGATTTGGCCAACAAAGTTCCCAGAAAATTGGTATAATAACTAAGAAGACAATTGACGAAGACGGTGTTGATGTGTCGTTTTCAGATCTTGGAAATATTTTAAACAGAGTATGTAGTATAGCAGATAGTTCAACAGCGGAGTTTACATCTGCAACAGAACGAGAGAAAATGTTAGCAGGATTTATTGTTGATGATAGTATACACTTACCTGACACATCAAGTGATATAGAAACATCAACTAATCTAATAGGATAAGTATGGCTTATAGTGCAATTACATCTACAGAAATCCAAGTCGGAAAACCCGTAACAGAAAATCTTTTCACTAAGGTGAAGGACAATTTTATTTCCCATGAGGACAGGTTGGTTTTATTAGAGGCTGCTAATAGTAAGATTATTGTTTTTGATTTCCCTGTTTTAAACGCTGCCTCAGCTACAACATTTACTGGAATTACTTACTACAGAGTTCCTTTTGCTTTCACACTTACAAATTGTAAAGTTATAATATATGAAAAAGGCTCCCTCGGTGGAACGCTTGAGATTGATGTAAAGAAGAATACAAGCCTAGATGATACTGGGATGACATCTGTTTTTACAACAAAACCAAAAATCACATATGCATCGGCAAGTGATTATGACGAATCAAGTAACGCTGTATTTGATGCTGGTGAACAAGATGTTGTTGAAGGTGATTACTTACGACTTGATGTCACATCACTTCCAACAGGTGGAGTTATTGGAAAATTTAATGTTTATTTAATTGGAGAAGTATAATGACTGCACCTTTAGTAGTACCTTTTAATTTTCAACCAGTATCTGTTTCAGTTAAGACTGCTTCGTACACAATACCAGCAGGACAATATGCTTACGTTGTAGCTTATTTACAAGATGGTGGTTCATTCACTATAGATGGATCAACGGTTTTAGTGTCCAAATCTGGTGGTCTTTCTGCAAGATCAGGGACTTTAACTGGTGGTCAGAGTTTTACAGTTGCAGCTAATAATAGATGGGAAGGACAAATATTGTATACTTCTGGCACAAATGTTTCTATTGGTGGTGTATCAATAACATCTCCAAGTGGAACCATGGTTACTGGAATTGTCTTAGGGCCAAGTGCGGTAATTACTCATACTGGAACAAACCAAACAGTTTACTCAGGAGTTGAAATTCCAGAAGAAAATTTTACAGAAATTTCTGAAGGTTTCTGGGTTCCAACAGGTACAGTAATAAATGGAGCTGGCGACTGGAGAGCTACTGTTTCTTTATATAACCAAATAACTTAGAGGTTTGTGATGGAAGATAGATTGCAAGAAGTGCTACTAGATCAACTAAAGACAATGAACACAAAAATAGATTCATTGCAATCATCTCTACAGATTCATCAATTGACTTCTAATGAAAGGCACATAAAACTTGAGAGTAATGTATATATAATAAGTATCGTGCTTGGGACAATAACAGGCGGAGTTACAAATATAGCAAGTAAGCTATTAGGATTATAAAAGGAATTATATGAAAGAAACTAAAGAGTTAGTAAAATTTGTTGTTAGTTTAGCAGAAGCAATTGAAAAATCAGTTAAAGCTGGACAAGCAAAAGACTGGGCAATTATTTTTAGTGTGCTTCCTGGGTTAGTAATGGAAGCTGTACCAGCGTTCAGTGACCTTCCAAAAATGAAAGAAGAACTTGCAGCAATGACAGCAGAGGGTAAAGCTGAATTACTTAATGAAGTAAAAGCACTTGACCTTGAAAATGACAAAGCAGAAAAAGCGGTCGAACTTGCTTTATCTGTTGGTGTTGCAATGTTAGATCTTGTAGATATTCTTAAGAAATAATGGGTGTTACAGAAATTGTAGGACTTCTTTTATCAGTGGTAGACGGAGTCCTCAAAAAACTACCTAATTATGAACAGAAAAAGAAAGAGCAGTTTTATAAACTAAAGAAAGAATATGAAGATGAACTTAAGAAAGACTTTCCTGATCGTTCAGATGAGCGGGTTATTCTGCTTCGTGATGAGCTGTGCAATTTCGCAAGAACATTTCAAGCTGAGCTTTAATCACAGAGTATATAGAATGTGCCAAGACTTCGAGACACCTAACCCAGTAGGTAAGGCATGTTATCGTACGTGTGTAAAAGAGAAGTGGTTATCGAATAAATGTGTAGAATGGAAAACTGATATATTAGATCTTACAAAGAAAGAAGACTTCGAAAAATTCAGATCAGCTAACTTCGTATTAATTGCAGAAGATAAAATAAAATAGAGACACGTAACCAACGCTTTGTATGTAATCCATCACATACTATTTGTTGAGAAGGTCTTTGTGTCTCTATATATAATTATCAAACAAAAATTTATGTAATTCTATATAAAAATAAAAACCGCCCTTTGCGAGCGGTCTTAACAACTTTTCTGAGGTATCAAATGAACTGGACGAATAGTCCTAGTAAAATTCTAGTTCATATCATCAGATAAATCAACGCCCTCATTATTGACGATTTTAATCTGAATGCGACTTCCTAAATTCCTATCTTCATAATTTAGGTTTAATATATCCATAAGAAACCATAAGCACTCAATAGAGTGTTTTAAATCGTCATCTTTATTCTCAATTACCGTATCCATAAACATTTCTGGGTTATTTGGATTACGATATCGAATAGACAAACCATTATGGCAGCGTTTTATGAGGAATTTATCTGTTGAATCCCACTCATTCTCTTTCACGAATCATCACCATCTTTTTCTAGTACTTGGAGGTGAAAGAAGCTCTTGTCTTTATTGAAGTATGTAAAAACGAATCCATGTTTAATTATCAATTTTGTGAATTCTTCTGGTGAATACTTATCTTTTAAGGCTCCAACATAATGAATATCTATTGCTTCACCAGAACAATGAGCACTTCTTTTGCTTGATCCTAAAGCACTAATGTCATGGTTGTGTCTCTGACATCTAAAACCGCTACCAATTTTTAAAGGTATATCAACCTCAATTCTGAGGGCTTCATATGCCTTTAATAACTCTTTTCTTACTATAGTCATCTGGCACTCTTTGTAATTGCAGGAACATTGAAACTCAGAGTGCATCAAACCTTTTGCTAATTGTTTTTCTTGGCCTTTTAAAATATTCATTATTTAATTTTAATCTATAATATTAAGTGACGCAAATTCTCTATGATATTTTATAGCTGCTTCATTGTATACTTGAGCAGCTTCCTTCTCATCAAAGAAATAACCTAGATTTATTTTTGTTTTATTTGAAAATATTGTAACTCTAAACTTATTGTTTATTGTTTTCTCTACACCTTTATACTTTGAAGAATACTTACCTACTTGCTTTCCTTTATTCATTGTATTTTGTTGTCTTGTACACTCTCTTAAATTAGATCTTCTTAAATCTAACTTACTTAAGTTGATGTGATCCACTATGTACCCAGGTTTTGGATCAACTATAATTCTATGTATATATTCTTTTTTACTTTTGTAAACGCCATTTATTTTTAACTTATAAGTATAGGCGACGTATCCATTGTCATGAAGGTAGATGTATTTATTTGCATATGATAAAAACTCATACCAATCATCATCAAGCAAAACTTCTTTATCTTTAATTTTTAAAACTTTCAATTACAATCCTTAATCTTTTTATTTAATTCCATATTATAAACTTGAGTAATATGGCCATCTACTTTTTTGCAATCACTTTTTGAAAATTCTAAATGATGTACAGGTTTATTATTTTTAACAAATGAATCATAGAAGTGACACTCTTTATATTTATTGCATGATTCCAAAACTTGAAAATCCATAAATGGTTCTATTTTTTCTGCCATAGAGTAACCATTATTACAAGCAAGTTTCAATCCGTGGAAATGTGAATACCTGGCAATTGATTTTAGATACTCTATATTCTCTTCTAATGTACCTAGCCCTTGTGAGAACATAGCACAATTATCTAAATAAAATGCGTTATATCCTTTAGTTCTAATAACATCAATTCTTTTGTACATTATATCTATGTACGATCTCCATTTAGTTAGATCAAGCCAACACTCTTGAGAATATCCTTTGTATTTCTTTTTACAAAAAGGCTTAAGAAGTTTTGCATCACTTCTATATTCTTCCATTGATCCAATACTTAAATATGCAATAAACTTTTTATCTCTTCCTAATTTATTTATGTATTCACCAAGATTATCCACAGAACCAACATAGTACACGACAGCATCATTAACAATGTCACTAGGCTCCAAGTTAAAAGCGAAACGATAGACATCTTTGTTTGTAAACGAGAGTCCAGTGTCAGACGTTGAGTTAGAGGGTAATTGAGACTCGCTAGGTGAGCTATCAGATACTTTTGTTTCTTTTGCAGGTTTAACATTTGAACACCCCGTAAATTTAGTTGATATTAAAATTAAACATATAATTAATATAAAATTTTTCATTGTAAATACTCTTGTGAATCTGGATACGCTTCTTTAGTAAGTACATAATACAACATATAATTTGATCTTCTTGTATCTTTTTGAATTGATATCATTACTTTATTGCCATTGAGTGTGGCCAGATCGATGTCCTTATCTAGGTCTTTAATTCTTTCGATAGTCCGTGTTACGTAGTCTTTTTTCTTCATTTAAAATTCCATTTTTTTGAAGCATTAGTTTGTATAAACTATTGTGAATGGCAGTGTTAACAAGGTCAATTTTTTTCTTATAATCTTCACTACAATATTTCTTTTCCCATACATTTAGCTGGTCGTTATTAATATATATTTCTCTTTCTTCTAACATTTGTTTTCTAAAGTTGTCCATTTCTTACCCTTTCTTTTAATTCTAACATATTCTTAATCTTGTGCTCACTTACTTGATTGTAACAATCAAACGAGTGCATAATCCTGTCGAGAGTGATGATAAGGTCACTCATTTCATCGTAGAATGTATCGTAGTTATTTGTTTTAGGTAGGTGTAAATAGGCTTGTGAAAATTCTGCCATCTCTTCAAAGAACTTTAGAGCAAGCATATCACGACCGTATTTTTTATCGAGATAGTCGTATGTCTCTTCCATTAATTCATTCACAGGTATGTCCTAACAAAATAAAGTAAATACTTAAAAGATATTTCAGTAGCATAAATAAAAAAGGCAACAAACCATATCATTGTACATGTTGTTATTAGTAAACCAATAACAACATTAATTGATGTAATTGCTGCCTTAAACATACTACTTTCTTTTAGTTGCAGTTTTCTTAGCAGTAGTTTTCTTGCTTACTTTTTTAGCTGGTTTCGCTGCTGGTTTCTTTTTAGTTGCTGCCATTTTAGGCTCCTTGTTTGTATCCAAATGTTTCGTTCGGATTGGTTTAAAAGTTGACGTTTGTTTTTTATTATTTGATTTCATTATTCTTTCAAATTGTATGCGAAGGTAATTTGATAACACAGAAAAATGAACATCTGTAAGTTCGTACATATTACCAAGGGTTGCGCCAATAGTTGTAACAACTGATTGTTCAGCTCTTGATTTTATTGCTCTTAAAGCATCATTAGCTTTCTTATGTTCTGCTAGGAGTAATTGCTTGTCGGTCTTAGTTTCTTCACTCATCAATTAATCTCTTGTTTGAAAACATACAAGTAATAGTATTCACTTCTTTAAATTTAGTCCTACATAAATCATAGTTAGAATAAACAGATAATAAGAATAAAGTAATCATAGATAATCCAGCAATAAATATTCCTAAAATAATTAAATTTTCTTTTGTTTCTTCACTCATTTAATGCCAACCTATGTACTGATTTATAAGTTTAATAAAAAAAGCTACCGCGTGAAATATGATAGCTATAGACAATGTTAAACACGATACAAAAATTACTACCGCTAAAAACATTGCATATAATTTTGTAAGCATACAAAACAAATATACTACGCTATCTTTTAATTCTTCCCATGCTTCACTCATTTCACATCCTTAAATAATACTCTTTTTAAATACTCTGGGTTTATATAACTACTCCCGTCTGCATTTTCTGATTGAGATTTTTCGATCGCATTATAGAAATCTTCCTCAGTAATCGTTATCTCGCGAATTTGTTCTATTTGTTTTTCATGAACGATGTATTCATTAGAGTTATGTTTAAATTTAAAACCATGCCATTCATCATGTTTTAAAACATCTTTAATATCTCCAAAGAAAAAAGTTCTAAAATCATTTGTTGGATCACATGCCCAACCATAAACTCTAGCTTTCATACCACAACCTCGTAATCAATATTTTTTCTTAAATTAATCCACGGTTCAATAGTAAATTTCATTTTACTATTCATCTCTTTCATTAATTCATAGGTTGCAAACGTATCAGCTTTAGCATCATGATGATTGTTTAGTTTGATTCCAAAATAATTACAAGCATCTTTCAATCCACCACCACCTTTAACAGCATTATCTTTTTTATATTTTTTAAACTCAGTATGAAGTGAAAGTCTATGTGTAAACAATCCAGTCCACGAGTTAAATTCATGGTGAGCATCCATTAGATTTTTAAGTAGAGCGAAATCAAAGTAACAATGACCAAACTCAGTGAAATAATTAGCAAAGCATACAGCGCATAAATCACCATTTGGTAAGAACGCAAGGAGCTCTTTAATTGAATCAATGGGTTCTTTGAATGTTCTAGCTTTAGAGTAAGAAATTCCGTGGATAAGTTGTGCCTCTTTCGACCAGTATTTTTCATCTCCAACCTGTGTTCTAAATTTTAAATCTAATTCATTTTCAATTTCGAAACTATCATTACATAAAATAAAATAAGCTGTTAATGGTTCAGCTAAATTTATATTTAGTCCCGATGATTCAAAATCAAAAATTAGATATTTCATTTTACTTCAATCTGCATCAAATTAAAGTTAGTGAAGTATTGTTTTTTTCCATCAATTTCTTTAGAAGAAGGTTCAACTTTTAAAACTAAATCAACAAAAGATCCTTCCTTTAATCTCTCTAACACAGGAACAAATCTATCTCCAAATGCTGATACATTAAAAAATCTTTGTTTGTTCTTTCCGCTTTTCGTGTGCTCATTTTGCTTCACTGTAAAATTAAAAAACGGCCCGTAGTTACCTTGTTTTAATTCTGATAATTTAAAAATAACTCCATCTAAATAAAAAGCATTCTTACATTTTTCTGGTTCTGTATTTACATCGTACATATTATTTTCTCCTAAAAGGGAATTTCATCTGTTGTTATTGTTTTATTTTGTAATTTCTCAATCATATTAGATGCATCTTTCTTACTCATTCCTTTACCAGGGGTGCCACCAAGTTTACGGATTAAATTAATTTGTGCATCAGTTGCAATGTCAGTCTTAGGTTTATCTTTATTAACAATCTCATGTGCTTTTTTAACCGCTTGCGTATCGATATTATCAGCATCAAGATCCTCATTCTCTGGAGTAATGCCAAGTATTGCACAAATAGAATAACGTCTAAGATATGTGATTGTTCCACCCATCTTCTGTGCATCAATTAGTGGTTGAGGAAAAAAGAATTCATCGGTTAACGATTCACCAGACGAGTGAGTAAGTATTGATCTAAGACCAACAAAGTATTTATCATTTTCTAATTTGGATATTGGAAATTGAATAAGAGCTAATCCAAACTCTCCAAGAAGCAATCTTGCCTCATCCCATACTATTTCAATAGGAGCATAACTTGCACCGTGTACACCTTTCTTTTCTTTGCTTGGATTTTTTACTTTAGATTGAAATTTAGACAGTGCTTCAAACAAGTTCTTCATATTAGTTATTCCTTTAGCGTAGTTATTAAAGAGAATTTATTTCTATAATTGTTTTTTCTTCTTGTAAACTTTTTTCTTTTTATGTTTACATGGCGTTGGTTCAACCTCAGCAAACACTCTAAAAGGAACTTCTCTTTCTAAGCAATCCCTAACAAATTCCATTCCACTAATAACATCATGAAAGTAGTAATGGCCAACAGAGTCGAATTGATAAGTTAAAATTACAATAGATGGTTGTTTAGTTATTTTCATACTCCACCTACTTTTTGATTATCATTGTATGCGCTATCTATGCAATTTAAGTGAAGTAAAACACCTGGAATAAAAAGGCATACGTAGCCTATCATTGTCATAAAAAACCACAAAACACCTGCTGCTGTCTCACCTTTAATGAAATGGCCTGCACCTGGGAAAATAATTGATAGTAATGCTGGGAATGGATGTTTCATAAGAACCTCGTAGTTATGGTGGAAAAGTCCACATGTTAGTTATAGATATATAGTACCGATATTCTCAGATATTGTAAAGTAAGAAATGATGTAAGATACATTTTACAAGTAAATAAGTTTACATGTTTAAAGTTTAGACGTTTAATTTGAGGACACAAAAAAAGCCCGACTGTAATCGGGCTTCAAGATACCACTTAAGGTGGCCATAGGAACTAGCTATGACGAATTCAATATACATCAATTCACATTTATCAACAATATTTATTGTAACTTTTACAAGGGGTTCCCATGAAATGGTTTAAACACTACACCAATTTGAGACATCAACCATGGATGATTGAGATTCAAAATGAGTTTGGTTTAGCTCGCGGCTATGGGATGGTTCTAATATTATTAGAAGAGTGCTGTAAAAGATACCATGATGAATCAGGAAATGAGTTCACATTTTCATCACAGGAGTTGCAAACATTGTTAGGACTAAAGCAGAACAAACTAACAACGTTCTTAGAACGTTTCAAGAACATTCCTAGAACGTTGTTAGAACGTTCTAACAACGTTATTAAGATCAAGCTAACTAACATATCGGAATTAAAGGATAACTACCAAAAAGACTTGGAAGCAGACAAGACAAGACTAGATAAGACTAGATTAGATAAGACTACAACTAATAATATAGAAAAAAAATCTGAGGTTAAGGTTGATGTTGTTGGTGTAAGTTTGTATAAAAGAGATTCTGATTTCTTTAAGATATTTGAAAAACAATATAACAACTATATGTTAGAAGATTACGGTAAACTAGATACACAAAAGATATTCCCTTTAATAGCAAAGTCGAAACTCCCAAATAGATTAAATTGGGCGTATGTGTTTTCGTGGATTAAGGGTAATGATTTTTTTAATGGGAGAAACAAACTAGGTAAAAAATTCCCACTAGATTATATTTTCTCCGAAAAAGGTTTAAAGTACTTTTATGACGACAATCTAGGTTCACACCTACTAGATCCTAATGATGATGATTTAAACCCTTAAAACAGGCTAAAAAAGAGGTATAGCATGGTACAAAACATAAACTCAGTCAGAAAAAGTCTGGATATGCTGTTTAATGCATACGGGCAGCACAATAACATAAAAACAAAAGAGGAATATTTTAACCTGTTAAAAGACCTTAACTGTAAAGATTCTGAGTTTCATGCTGGTATATGTTCAATAGTTGATACAATGAACTCTATGCCAAGTATTTCAGAAATAAAGTCTTTAATTAACACATCGTCAGGATATAAAGAATCTAAAAAACAAGTCTTTTATGACTCGCAAAATAAAGCGGCTGAAGATGAAAGAAAGCTTGTAAGTTCTTTAAAAGAACAATTTAAAAATGCCTTATGCGATGGGAATGATGAGTCGTATACAGAGATTATGAGCATGATAATAAAGGCTTGGTTTATAAAAGTTTACGAATACTCATTAAAGGATTTTGAAGAACTAAGAATAGTTACCCCGTTAATGGTTTTTGAGAGATGTGTTTTAATTGACTGGAGAGACTCAAACTTTAGTACAGACTTTGACAAAATATTTGAGATAGCTAAATCTAAAAGGAATAAAAAATGATCGAATTTAACGACAAATCAGACCAACATATTTACACAATCCAAAATAAAAAAGACATTCTATTTTTAGAATATGATAGTGGAATAATAAAAAAAGGACATCTTGAGTTGGGGGAAAAATACTTAGTAAAATTAAAATACAGAAATGAAGAAATAGAAATTAGCAAAAACACTTATGAAAAAATAAAAGAATTTATTTCTTAAAGATAAATCCCATGTAAATAAAGTTGATTCTTCAAAGACTCAAGAGAGTCGCACACAACAAAAATCCCACCCCATTGACGTACCATTCTAGCAAATTCCTTTTGTTCAGGACGAAGTAAAGCTTCTAACTTCTCAATGGATCTAGGATTTTTAACAGGCTTTTTTAGTTCTATCGCTAGTAGCTTACCCCCTACTGGTGAAATTCCAAGTATGTCCGCGATACCTTTAAGTGAATACTTAGGCATAGATCTAAATGTTTTTCTAGTAGGGTCAAATATAGGAGTGTTGTTATTTCTCCATACGAATAGACCTTTAACAGTTAAGTAGTGGAGTATCTGATTTTGCACTTCTGATTCGGTCATATATAAATTCTACATATAAATATAATTGCAAGTCTAATTTTTATGCATGGATACATAAAATGACATGGTGCTTTATGACTAAATTTAATTTTCATGATATCGTGGGATGGTTCGTTTCCCGGTTTTCAGTAATTTCTTTTATTGTGGCAATAAGGTCACAATTATATAAGGAAGTTATATGGAAATTTATGAAGCGGATTCTTTCAACGGAACTCAATCAAGAGTAAGTAGACTAGGTTTTGACGAAGATAGTGACTATCTCGGAATTGTGTTTAGTTATATAAATGAAAAGTTTGAGTTACAATTAAATCCCTTAAACCAAGTAAATCCAGAGGTAGAAGAAAAGTGTGTCAAAGAGATTAATTCTATTGCTAGGACAATTGATTTATTAGAACAAGTACACTCAAAAACAAATGATGAAAGTGTAAAAGACTTACTTGATCTTTATATTTTCACATCTATTAAAATGATCCAACATGCAAGCGATCACTATGACAGAGCTTATCATAGAAACAATGAAAATGATTTAGAGAGAACTGTGTTTAGTGAGAAGTACAGTCATTTAGTTGATGCAAGTTTTGATAATTTTGTCACTATTAATTTTAAAAAGGTTATCCCCAATCTTAAAATTGTTGAGTAAATTTAATGCCCTCTACCAAGGGGGCTTAATATTATTTATGTCAAATTTTTGGCACTTGTAATAATTAGATAATCCACGACAATTAAATAAATTCAATTTAACAAAGGTCATGGATGACTAAAGTTACAAAACTAGCACTACCTAAATCTGGCCATGTTAATGCAATAATTGCAGGTGATTGGCACTCACACCACATTCATAAACCATCAGTAAAAGCACTTGGTAACGTAGCAGATCAATGGGATAAAAATAATAGATTGTTAATTATCAACGGTGATTTCTTAGACGTTGAATATTTGATGGCAAAACAAGAGTCATTTAAAATTAATATCAATAGACAGAACGGGATTGAAGAATATTTCCTACCACTATTAGAAGATGAAATGGCATGGGGAAATAACATGCTTGATCAACTCCAAAAGGTGTTCAAGAAAATTATATTCATAAGTGGTAATCATGACTGGAGAATAGATTGGTTTGGGGAGAGTAAATTTTGCCCACACGCGTACAAGCATCACTTTAATTTAAAACTAGGACTTAATCTAAAGAAAAGAGATATTGATTTTATAGGATATAATAATTGGTTAGACTGGGGAGCATTAAGTATTACTCATGGAATGTTCCACGGTACTAGTGCTTGTAAGAATCACTTCGAAGCAAGTGGAGGAAGAAACGTAATCTTTAGTCACGTGCATCAATTTGAGGCAAAATCTTTTAGATCAAGAGGCGAAACAAAAAGATCTTTTAGTTTACCAGCAATGTGCCATCTTAATCCTGAGTACATTAAAAATACTGATAACAACTGGACAAACGGATTTGCAAGTATACACATGAAAGCTAACGGCCATTTTAATACATACGTCTATGAAATATGGGACGATCAAATCATTTTACCAAATGGGAAATTAGCATGAGTAAGAAAAAATCAATTAGATTATTTAGACCTAAATCATTTCAACTACTAAATCAAAAATGGAAAATAAAATATGTTAAAGACTTATTTGCCACCCATGCTGCTTATGGTCTTTGTGTTTATGATATACATACTATCTTTATTCAAATACCTACTGGGAATATAATGTTAAATGAAACTCAAATAAAAAGCACAGTGGCACATGAGATAATACACAGCATGCTTAGAGCTATGGGCAGAGAGGATCTAAATACAAATGAGCCTTTTGTGGATCTATGCGGATCAATGGTGTGCCAAATACTAGGGAGTTTAAAATGATAGTAGAAGAAAACTTTGAATCAATTACAGTCCTTGTACTTTTGACATGTTTTATATTCTCTCTCATACTTAAGAAATGAGTACAGTGGAAGAACTAATTCAAGTTATGTGTCTATTATCATTCTTGTTAATGTGTATATATTATATCACTGACAACTCATAGTAATTAGAGGTGAGTTCTTTCCCTCACTTGAGTAAACAAAAGTTCCTTCATTTACAAACGCAAGCGATTCTATTTGAGAGATACTCTTCACCTTAAATGTTTTACAATTATTTTTAACCTTTAAATCAAGATCAATCTCTGACTCAACACTACTTAAATTGAAATCACACTTAACCATAGTTGTTATCAATGGCCCATCAATCTCTGTTAGTATAAAGAAGTTACCACTAGGTGAAAAAGCACCATCGCTGAATACTTTCATAATATGACCAGGCACTAAATTATATTTATAAGTTCCAATTAATTTTACAGTATCCTCTCCATTTTTTAACATCCATATATCAGGATTTTTTCTATCATATAACTTCGCAATAAAAAACTCATTACCTGTTAATGGATCGATCATGAATGTCTCTATATCTTTAGTACCATTTGGAAACTTAGCAACATGACTCCTACAATTATTTGTATGTACATTGCAATAATCGATATCAATGCTATTTTTATTCCATGAGTTACCACAGTTACAAATGGCAACATCATCTTTATATGATGCCATTGCTTCAAAATCAGTATTCTTGATACTAGTCGCGTGCTCATCAAAATAGTCATAAGGTTTCTTACCAGAAAAATAACGAGAAGAATCGCCACTGTCGTTATGTAGATAAAGAACTCCATTTAAAAAGGCCATACCACTATTCTCTTTTATTTTACCATAAGAAATATATTCTCTTGATACTTCTTTCCATACACAACTTGATGTAACATCAATACTAGGTGTCTCTGCGCTCACGGTAGCTTGGTCGACCTGTTTAGTAGGTTGTTCAACCTCTTTAGTAGGTTCTTGCTTAGTACATGAAAGTAATAGTAATGCGATTAGATATTTCATAAAACTCCTTTGTGTGATCCAATTAAGTTTATGAGCGATAATGTAGAAATACTAGATATAGAATGTGATTGGCTTGATGGTAAGCAATTTATCTACGTCGACTCACATAGATATAAAGTACTTGCTCCAATAAATCCAAATCCAAAGTTTTATAGTAAGTGGTTGCGTTGGCTTGAAGAAGAACTTGACGTAAATGGTAAAGTGGTAAACAATAAATAATATACTCATGGTGTGAGTTAGGTTAGTCGTTAGTGACGATTGCAAGGATGTATGCGAATAAAAAATCCAAAGCTATTAGAGTTCTATAGATCTATGCCATGCATTGCATGTAGTACTACAAATGGAGTTGTAGCACATCATATAAAGACACGAGGCGCAGGTGGGTCAGATGTAGTGGAAAACCTAATGCCAGTGTGCCAAGAACATCATCACTCAATACACGCTAACGGACTTAACCAATTTGTGGAAAAGTTTAATTTATATAAGTGGATGACGGATTACGGTTGGCAGAAATGTGACCTAACTAATAGGTGGTTTAGAAATGAATGAGATAGGCTCATGTAATGCCATTTTAAGATCAATTAAAACAACTGTTGATGGTTCTGTTCAGATACAATTAGAAATGAATCCAGATGAAAAAGAAATAATAATGAAGCTAATGGGGTTATTTGCAGATAATAAGAAATTTATGTCTGTTGGATTTGTGAGCATAGATGAATAAAAAAAGAAAAGAACCATTCGGAAGACCAACTAAATACAAACAAGAGTATTGTGAAATGCTTATTGAGCATATGAGCAGGGGCTATTCTTTTGAATCATTTGCAGGTTTCTTAGGTGTTGCAAGGGCTTCTATATATGAGTGGGAACAAAAGAACAAGGACTTTTCAGATGCCAAAGCAATTGCATTTGAGAAAAGCAGGTACTTTTGGGAGTCAGCATCTGTTGAGCATTTGATAGAAAAGCCGCATGGAAAAAAACTTAATAATACAAATTGGGTTTTTAATATGAAGAATAGATTTGGGTGGACTGACAAAACAGAAATTGAAAGTAACAACACAGAAGTAAAATTGAGTTACAATGTCAACTCCGACGATAAGTGAGTTCAGGCCACAAGATATTAAATGGCAAATAGAGTGCCTTAAATCCATAAGTGGGTTCGATTACAAAAAAGGTATATTTGAGTGCCTACTAAGTGGATCAGTTGGATCAGCTAAGTCAATTGTACTTGCCCATCTTGCAGTTCTTATGTCACTTAAATATAAAAACAATACTGTGATTATTGGCAGACGTGCAATGCCACAACTTAAAGACACGTTACTTCAAATGATAATTGAACACATTGGAACAGATGTTAATTATGAGTTCAATTCATCTAGAGGTATAATAAAATTTCCAAATGGATCAAGGATAATTGCGTTCTCATGGGCAGATGGTAATACAAAAAAAGCAAGATCATATGCAGCTTCAAGTATTTTTATAGAAGAGTTAACAGAAAACGATGATGATGAGTTTTATAAAGAATTAAAAATGAGAGCTGGAAGATTAAATCATATTCCAGAATCAATGATAGTGTGCGCTACTAACCCAGACTCTCCAGCTCACTGGGCATATAAATACTTCGTGATGAGTAAATCAGAGAATAGAAAAACATTTTACTCACTAACAGAGCACAACCCATTTCTACCACAGACATACATACAAAACATTAAAGAGACATTGTCGGATAAAGAAATAAGAAGAATGCTATATGGAGAATGGATAGAAATAAAGTCAGATCAAGTTTACTATAACTATGAAACAACAAGAAATTTTATAAATAATAAATACGTTATCAATAAAACACTACCTATAGATATTGCATTCGATTTTAACATTGGAGAAAACAAACCTTTGTCATGTTGTTTATCACAATACGTTAATGGAAAATTTCACGTATTTAAAGAGACACACATATTTTCAGCTAGGACATTAGACGTTGTTGAAGATGTCATTAACTCGGGTATATTTGATAATACACATACGGTAAGAATCTTTGGAGATGCATCTGGCAAGAATAGAGATACAAGATCGCTCGGAAATGACTACGACATTATCATGAAAGCATTTTCCAATTTAACCAATAAAAGAATTGAGTACAAAATACTAAAAGCAAACCCACCAGTAAGAAGAAGGCATAATACATTAAATGGAATGTTTAGTAATTCACTCGGAGAAGTTAGGTTATATGTTTATGAAGGATGTGAGTGGGTTGATGAGGGCCTAAGGCTTACTAAATATAAACAAGGATCAGGTTTTATTGAAGATGATTCACTCCCACAACAACACGTTACAACTGCTTTAGGTTATATGGTTGATTATATTATTAATTTGGGTGAAAATAGAAAGAGTTCCCAAATTCAGCTATAGAAAAGGATTTTCATGGCATTACAACAACGTATTCCAGAATTACTTCAATATATTAAGGATAATGATTCATTTACTTCGCACAATGTTAAAGCATTGGACATGTATGAGGGTAATCTTGCTACACACGTTCTAGATGTTTTAAAAAGCACTTTAAATGATAATTATTACAACAGAATAAAACATAGAGTTATTCCGATAAATGTTCTTAGAAAAATTATTGATAAGCTATCTAAAGTTTATTTAAATAACCCAATCAGAACAGATGCTAAGTACCAAGACTTTATCGACGACTACTCTAGTTGGATAAAAATAAACGAAAGAATGAATATCGCGGACGAGTATGCAAACCTATTTAAAGGGTACGCACTTGAACCATATGCTCATAATGGTAAGCCAAAGCTTAGGGTAATACCTTATGATAGATTCTTGGTTAAGTCAGAAGATTCTATTGATCCATTGAACCCAACTACATTTATAAAGTTCATGGGCAAGAGACAGAAGATGAACGGTAGAGGAAAGACTACTGCTAATGTTTACCATGCCTATACTAAGGATGAGTTCATTTCATTTGACTCTGATGGTGATGTTATTGCTGAAGACATGGAAGGAAATGACGGAGTAAACCCAATTGGTAGAATTCCTTTTGTTTATGGAAACAGATCTAGAATTGATTTGATTCCACAAATTGATACAGATCTTTTACAAATGAGTGTCCTTATTCCAGTTGTTTTAACAGACATATCAGGAGCTGCATTCTTCCAGTGTTTTAGTGTTATCTATACAATAGACGTGGATGAAGCAAATCTATCTATGTCACCAAATGCCTTATGGAATTTAAAGTCAGATGCAAAATCAGATAAAACTCCATCTCTTGGTACTGTTAAACCAGAAGTAGATACGGACAAAATATTACAAATGACAGCGTCTATAATGGCATTTTGGTTGGAAGCAAAAAATATTAAAGTTGGATCTATCGGTAATTTAAATGTAGATAATGCATCTAGCGGTATTGCTAAAATGATAGATGAAATGGATACTTTTGAAGTAAGAAAAACTTCTATAAAATTCTTTGAGAATGAAGAACAAGAATTATGGTCACTTCTTAAAGACATGAATAACTACTGGGTTAAATCGAACCAAATAAAATATGGTTTAATTGGCGATGACTTTGATCCAATGATTGAATTTGATGAACCAAAACCATATATATCAAGATCAGAAGAATTAAATATGCTTGTGACTGAATTAAATAATGGCCTTGTCACTAAAGAAAGAGCTATTAAACAACTATATCCAGATCTGCCACAAGAAGAAATCGATGAACTTTTAAAAGATGATTATATTGAATCGGGAGAAAATTATGGACAAGATGAAAGCAAGGATTCCAGCGTTGAAAGTAGCACTGGAAAGGTACAAGAAATGGGGTCATTTGCATCTAGTGGAGAAGACGAAGAAGTTAATTGAACAGTTAGAACAAAATGAATGCTTAGAAGAGGTAGTTAAAGTTGGCAATAAAAAAAGTAACGTACAAGCTAGATCTGAAAAACAAGCTGAGTAATGTAAGCTCTAAATCATCAGCACTTAAAGACGTTGCTGATTATTTAAAAGTTGCAATACTTGATAAGGTTTCAGATGGTGTTTCTCCTGTATATGGGAGAGGTAGGTTTACTGGATATAGTAAAGAGTACAAGAAATATAAAAGCGAATTTACATCTTCATCAACTGTTAACTTAGAGCTAACTGGATCAATGCTTGATTCATTAAAATATGAGATAGATGAAAGGTCTGGCACAATTGAGATAGGTATATGGGATACAGAAGCACCTAAAGCTGATGGCCACAATAATCATTCAGGTGATTCTTCGTTACCATTAAGAAGGTTTATCCCAAAAGAGTCTGAAAAATTTGACTTGGAAATACAGGGCGAAATAGATAACATTTTACAGGAATACGAATCAGCAAACACAGAAGTTCGCGAGCGTACAGAAGGCTTTATAACTGGTTTACTAAGGACGGTTTTAAATAATGGGAAAGAAAGTCAGTGAGCTAGAAAAAGGCTTTAGAAATTTTGACAAGTTACTTGAAAAACAAAAGCTTCTTGTTGAAGAAAACTTTCTATTAAACGTTCAAGAACAAATCCCACCAATGATACTATCACAAATTTCAAAAGGTATTTCACCAGTTGATGGAAGCAAATACACTGACTATTCAGAGTCATACAAAGAAAAAATAAGCTACAACACATATCCAGGGAAGAAACTAAGACCTATTAACCTTAAATTATCTGGAGATATGCTAAAAAGTTTCTATACTAAATTAAAAAAACAATCAGGATCATTTATAT